CCTCTGGTGTAACTACATCAACAGGAGCAGGAAATACTGCTTTAATAGATTCTAGCGCTACATTTCAAACAGATGGTGTATCTGCTGGAGACACAGTATCTATTGTATTAAGCGGCTCTGTGGTTACTAATTTAACAGTACAATCTGTTACAAGTCAAACACAGCTTATTGTAAGCACAGCTTCTTTAACAACATCAGGACTGTATTATAGTGTTTACAAATCTGCTAACTTAAAAAATGAAGCAGAGCATGTTAATCACAGTAAGATTACAATGCTAAACAAATCAATGCTTACAGCTCCAAACATAACATTCCCTGCGTACACACAAGAAGGAGGTTTATTGACAATACATCCTTCATCTGTAAATGAAGTAGGAAGAGTTGTTTCTCAATACATAAGATATCCAAAAGACCCTAAGTGGACATATATTTCACTTAGCGGAGGTGCTCCTGTATTTAATCAGTCACAAGCAGATTATCAAGATTTTGAGCTTCCAGAGGATGATGTGAACAATTTAGTTGCAAGAATATTACAGTACGCTGGATTATCAATAAGAGAGATTACAGCTGTTCAATTTGGACAAGCAATAGAACAACAAGAAAACCAAGAACAATAAGATGGCATACTTATCACAATACCAATATTATGAGAACGGAGGGAATGCTCCAACTAATGCTAACTGGGGTTCTTATCAATATGTAAGTTTAGAGGATATAGTCAATAATTTTCAGTTGATGTATTCTGGAAATCATTCTTTGGTTAATAACGAAGAGAGATATAAAATATTGTTTCACGCAAAGCGTGGTATTCAAGAATTAAACTATGATGCATTTAAAGAAGTTAAAGCGTTAGAGCTTGAAGTTTTTGACAACTTAACTTTTGTTTTGCCCAGCGATTATGTAAACTGGATTAGAATATCTTTATACAAAGATGGTTGGCTAAGACCATTAACTGAAAATATACAGGTTAATTCAGCTCAAGCTTATTTACAAGGTTCAGGAGGAACTCTTAGTTTTGATGGTGACGGAAACGTCATTACTACTGAATCACAGCTAGATATAGATAGAAAGGATGGTAATCAAAAAAGTATTTATCTGAATCAAGTTAATGCTGAAGACCAAACTCCACAAGATACTCAAGCTAATTGGTATGCTGACTATACTATTGGCGCTCGGTATGGTTTAAATACTGAGACTGGAAATATAAATCCTACATTTAGAATAGATAAAAAAGCAGGAGTTATAAATTTTGATTCTACAATGTTAAATGAGAAGTGTATTTTGGAATACATTTCTGATGGCATGGAAGGAGGAGACGACTCTAAGGTTTCTGTAAATAAATTATTTGAAGATTATTTATACGCATATATTGAGTACGCTATACTATCAAGTAAGTTTAATGTTCAAGAGTACATTGTAAATAGAGTCAGAAAAAGAAAAACTGCTTTATTAAGAAATGCAAAAATAAGACTAAGCAATATACATCCTGGAAGATTACTTATGAATCTAAGAGGAGGCGACAAGTGGATTAAATAAAATGGCGAATATTCAAAGAAATTTTATTGCAGGCCGTATGAATAAAAGCCTTGATGAAAGGCTTGTACCAAATGGCGAATATGTAGACGCACTAAACGTAAGGTTAGGTTCTACAGAAGCTTCTGAAATTGGTTCTGTTGAAAATTCTAAAGGAAATTCTAAGCTTACCTCATTACAAGTTTTAGGGGGTATACCTTTAAGCGCTGGAGCTAGATGTATTGGAGCTTTTGAAGATGGTTCTAATGAAATTATTTATTGGTTTGTTCACGACCCAACATTTGTTGAAGGGGATACTGGTAAATTAGATTTAATTGTTTCTTATAATGTAAAAACAAATGATACTATCTATCATATAATTAGTCTTGATGATGGTTCAGGAGTGAATACAACTTTAAATTTTAATCCATCATATTTAATCACTGGTGTGGATAGAGTGGGTGATTTATTGTTTTTTACAGACAATTATAATCCGCCTCGATTTATTAATATAAAAAAGAATTATCCTAATCCAATAAACATAACTCCTGCTCCTCCAACACCTACACCACCAACACCACCTACTCCTCCATTTTCCAATGGATGGATATTTACAGCTGGTCAAACAAATATAGGGGGAACTCTTTTTACTGGATACCACACAGGTACATTATTGGGTTGTCCAACAAGCATACCTTCTATTGGAGTTGGTTCTAGTCCTACAACAACTCAAATACCTTTGCCAGGAGTAGATTGTTATCAGTCAGCTTTTTTTGATACAACAAAAGGATTTGGTATTCAAGGAGCTGGTAATGTTAGTGGATTAGCACTAACTCAATTTAGTTTAGATGCTAGTGGAAATTCAGGTGCAGGTAGAGTATCTATTGGACTTGTAAATGTATCGGGTATTGGAAATCCAGGGGCTGGTACTTTAAGTGGAACTATAACAGGTAGTGATGGCAGTAGTGGAACATGGTCTGTTAATTATTCAGATGCTGGAATACCCTCGTATACTGATGGCAATGGAGATACTCTACAGCCAGAATCTGTAGGAGAGATTATTATAAATGGATTGACATTAACTAATAATGTCACATATACAATTAATACATAAGCATGGCTTCATATTTAGACCAATTTTCTGATGAATCTATACTGGTTATAAAAAAACCACCAGTAAGTGCTCCTGCTATACAGTCAATAACTACAGCTGGAGAAGATGATTTTTTAGAAGAGCGATTCATAAGTTTTGCATATCGTTATAAATATGCTGATGGGGAGTATTCAGCCACATCACAATTTAGTGAGCCTTCGTTTATCCCTAACCCTTTTGATTTTAGCTTTAACAGTTATCTAAATGAAGGGATGACCAACTCAACAAATGCTTGTATTATTACATTTAATTCTGGAGGACCGCTTGTTGTTGGTATAGATTTATTGTTTAAAGAATCTACTACTTCTACCATAAAGGTTATTGAGAAATTAAATAAAAGCGATTTAGGTTATTCTGACAATCAAGATTATACATATACCTTTAGTAATAGCAAGATATTTACTGTTCTTCCTGAGTCTGAAATATTAAGACTTTATGATAATGTTCCCTTATTAGCTAAAGCTCAAACAGTAATGGGTAATAGGCTTATATATGGAAATTATGTAGAGGGTTATGACTTGGTAGATTATACCAATGCTCCTGTTAAGTTTGAATATTCAGCTGATTTAGTTACTCAAGAGATAGGTAATACAACATTAGAAAATTCCACATCATCTGGAAATTATGAAATACCAGACACGCAAACAACTTCTGTTACAGTTCCTGATTCTGTAGTATACATTGATTTAGATGGTGTTGAATTAATTGCTGGAGCAGCAATAACTTTAGATTTAAAACTAGAACATAATCAATTTGCTAGACCTTTTGGCGGACAAACACCTCTGCCTACGGAAACAACCACAAATGTAGATTTGGCATTTACATATGTTCTTCCTACTTCATATAGTTCTGTTTACGAACTAGCTACAAGCACTGACTTTTTACAGAGAATAGGGACTGCTGCTAACATACAAACTGTTCCAAACTCTTGTAGCGGTACAACATTTACAGACCAATTAAACTGTGCTTTACCTGAAAATTTAGATTCTTTAACTAAGCATGAAAGCGGTATAACAGCATCGAATCAGCCTTTATCAATAATAGCTACGCCAGGAAGTACTCAGATAGGAGTTCAAGTATTGTCTATGGCATACAATCCAAATGTAGGTGCTCCAGCTTTTATTGACAATGTTTATGAATATTACTCTATAAATTTTGCTCAAGCATTTTATCAGAAGGTAGCAAACCCATCGAGTCTACATAGTAATCGAGGTTATGAGATTGGTATTGTATATATGGATGAGTTTAATCGCTCATCTACAGCTCTTGTAAGTCCAGATAACACTGTTCAGATACCTTGCGCTAACTCTGCTTTAAAAAACTCAATACAGGTCACTATACCAACTACACAAAGAGCTCCATCTTGGGCTACTCGTTATAAGTTTGTTATTAAACCTGATGAAGAAAATTACGAGACTATATATAGTAATATATATTTTGAAGACCCAGGAAGTAATGCTGCGTATTTTTTATTAGAAGGAGAAAGCGCTGCTAAAGTTGAAGACGGAGATAGGCTTATAGTTAAATCAGATGTTAACGGTCCTACCCAAAATTGTGTATATACCACTGTTTTAGAGAAAGAGGTAAAAGAAGAAGGTTTTTTAACTATACCTACTGGTGAAACAGACCCATCCACTGGAGACCCTATAAACTTGTTTGTTCCTTCTGGGCCATATATGAAGTTGAATCCAAACAACTTCTCAATAGTAACCGACACTAGCACTGGTGGGCCATTTGTAATTCCAGGCCCTAGAGAAGATACTGCTGATGTAAGATATGAAAATCCATTAGTAAACTATCCAGTAAACATTGTAAATCCAGCAGGAAGTGGAGCAACTTCTTATATAGATTATACCATACCAGCTGGTAGTAGAATTAAAATTGAAATATCCCAAACAAGAACAGGGAGAGGTAGTTGTCCAGAGCGTTCAAATGTGTTTAATGCTGACTTCATTGCTACTGAAACTTATTCAGATTTTAAAGCTTGGTGGGATGGAGATAATATTGGAACTTTTCTTGTAGATGATAGCATCACTAGTCCTGAAGGATATACAAATGTATACCTTTCAACACTAGCAACAGGAACTTCTGACCCTACAATATCTGATATTCAAACGTCAGACTTAACTAATTATTATCAATTTTACGAGAATACCTCTACAGGACAAAAGTTTTTAATGGTTACAGGTCCTGATGCTTGTGCAAGCGCTTCAATATATAAAGAAAGAAGAGCAACTGTAAGTGTAAATATAGAAGTTGTAAGATACTCTAGCACTATTGCTTTTGAAACAATGCCTTCAGATGCACTTCCAGATGTATGGTATGAAAACAATCTTTCTTTACCTATAGGAGCTAATGGTGCACACACAGGAAATGTACAAAGTCAAAACTTAACAACAGGTCAGCCAGCAATAATAGATACTGAATTTTTTAATTGTTATGCTTTTGGAAATGGTGTTGAAAGTTATAAGATTAGAGACTCTATAGGAGGGAAAACATTAAGTCTTGGAAATAGAGTTACTTCAACGTCTTCAATAGATTATAAAGAAGCTCATAGATTTGCAGACCTTACTTATAGTGGTGTGTTTAATGATGAGACTAATGTAAATAAACTAAATGAGTTTAACCTTGGTCTTGCTAACTTTAAACCACTTGAAGATACTTTTGGCTCTATACAAAAATTATTTGCCAGAGAAACAGATATACTTACACTTCAAGAAGATAAAATATCTTATGTATTAAGGGGTAAAAATTTACTATCTGATGCGGCTGGAACTAGCGTTTTAACTTCAGTACCTGAAGTATTAGGATTGCAGATAGCTAGAATAGAAGATTATGGTATCAGTTTTAACCCCGAAAGCTTTGCTTCTTGGGGATACAATAAATTCTTTACAGACTCTAAAAGAGGAGCTGTAATACAACTTCAAGGGGCTAATTACCAAAATGAAGAGCTTATTGTTATTTCAGATGCTGGTATGCGCTCTTGGTTTAGAGATTTATTTATAGAAGCTCCAAACACTCAAAAGCTTGGAGGGTTTGACCCTTACATGAATGAGTATGCTTTGTCTTCTAACACAATAGATTTACCTGCTGTTATTGTTCCTCTATCTTGTGGAGTAAGTAGAAACTTAACAGTTTCAGCTTCTAGTCCTCAAACATACACGGTTGATATGTCAGAATTAGTTGGCACTGCAACGGTTAGTTATGAAATACCATTTGAAGGTACTGACAATATAATAACAGAAGTTACTTTAGAAGATATAACTACAGAAACTGGTATTGATATAGTTAGTGAAAATCCTTTCTCAGGTACTGCTTATGTTATAACGGTTACTTACAACGGAAACACATATAGCTCAGGGAATGTGTTTGTGAGTGGCTCATTTACCTTCCCTAAAGATGTGGTAAATGTCACTGAAGCAATTGTTTCTGTTTCTACATCAAACACATCTGATGATACTGTTGAGGTTACTGTGGGATGTCCAGTTGCTCCCTATTTGACAATCTACAATATTGCAGTAACAAGTAATAATGAGGCTGGTGAATTTATTCACAATGAATACAGATGGACTGATGGAACATTCAATTCTCCACTACATTCTAATTTAGTGACATTTGCATCTGGAACTTCTCAACCTTTGGTTTCTCAATATACCACAGTAATTGGAGCTCAAGGAGCTGGTGTAATTCCAGCGAATGGAGCTAATGTTACATTGTTTAGCAACAAAAAAACTACTGATGATTTTGTGTTTAATCCAAATTATAATAAGTTTAAATATTTAAGAACAAACACACTGTATCAAAACACCAGTTCGGATATAAATTCATTATTGGCGGCTGCAACAACAATTACTCCTATAGATACATCAGGTGCTCCTAATGTATATTCAGCAAACTTTGTGATGCCAAGCTCTGGAAATAATCTATATATGATATGGGATTATAGAGAGCCAACATCAGAAGTTCTCTGCTATTCAACTTTAGATGAGCAAGACGCTTGTTGTGGATGTGCTCCAGCACCTACACCTACACCAGTGCCCACAGCACCTACACCTACGCCTTCTCCTGTGCCTACAGCTCCGACACCTGCGCCAGTGCCTACAGCACCAACGCCAGTGCCTACAGCTCCTACTCCAACTCCAGTGCCTTCAGCGCCTACCCCTTCAGGACTGTATTATACTTATAATTCATGTGACCCAAACTATTCTGCTGTAAGTGTATTTTTATCTACACCTCCTGCTCAAACTGGAGACAGAAGATATAGAGTGTCTAGTAATTCATACTTTGTTTATGACGGAAACCCAGGGACTACAACCCCTTTTAACCCAGTTGAAGTGCTACAATTTACAGGACAAGCAGGATGTATTTAATAAAAAAATAAAATATAATGGCAACATCAGGAACATATTATTTTGATTCACCAAGCTTTAGTACTGCTACTTCAGTATATACAGATGAGGCGCTAACAATTTGTGCTGCAGATGGTATATATTCTGACGGAACAATTACAAGAAGACAGGTAAATTGTGTTTTAGAAGTAGCTGAAACTTGTCCTAGTTGTGTTTATTTTACATTTAATAAAACTACTGCTAAAGGCTCTGCATCTTTAGCTTGTAGTGATACCACATCAAGTAATATATATTTTAATACACTAACTCCAGGCGATGGTGATGTTGGTTATACTGATACTGGATTGACCACTCCGTTTGTTGGTGGAGATAGTTTTTATGGTTTAGACCAATCTACAACTACACCCTCATTTAGTGTTGTAATTAGCAATACTGGAGTATTAAGTAGTAAAGCAACTTGTGTTGCACCTACACCTCCAACTCCTGTACCAGTAGCGCCTACGCCTGTTCCAGTAGCGCCTACGCCACCAACGCCACCAACGCCTACTGCTCCTAGTCCTCCGACTCCACCGAGTCCGCCAAGTTACAATTATTACTATGCAGCTCCTTGTGAGGGAGGTTCTACTGTTTTCTTCAGAACAACTGGTTCATTTAGTGTTGGAGAAGCTGTGAAGATAAGTGCTTACGGAAACGTTTGTTATGAAGTTACTGGCGGAGGAGCTCCATCAAACACTAACGACCTTACAGCTTCTTATGGAAATTGTGCGGCTTGTTTACCACAACCGACTCCACCGACACCTGTACCTGTTGCGCCAACGCCTGTACCTGTTGCGCCAACACCTGTACCTGTTGCGCCGACACCTGTGCCAACAGCTCCACCATCAGGTAGCTTCTCTGGATGTCCAATATCATCATTTACACCAGGGATTAGCGGAAGCACTACAATAACAGTTACAGCAAATGACACTTGGACTATAGCTGTAGGAGGAAATGCAGCATCATACTTTAGCTTAAGTCCATCTGGCGGTTCTTCTACTGGAGGAACATCAGTAACTGTATCTTATAATGGTAGTACTGGTTGGAGTAGAGATGCTATAATAACATTGACTGTTGGCGGAACTGCGGTAGCTGATTGTACAATAACATATCCGAATTAAATTAAATTAAAATGAATGAAATAAAAAACTTCCTAAGTAAAGAAGATTGCTTAGAAGTTATGAAGATGATAGACTTAAATCATCAGCCTTCTTCAGTAGTTGAAGGAGGTGATGATATAAGTACTATATCTCAATCAAGAACTTCTAGCACTTGCAATTTAGACCACAATAATCCTATAGTTCAGCGTATACATGAAAAAATCGCTAATTTTTTAGGAATAGATATTTCCAAAGGAGAGCATCTTCAAGGACAACTATATGAAGAAGGTCAATATTTTAAACCTCATCAAGATTTTTTTTCAGGGCCTGCTTATGATAAACATTGTTTGGCTTCTGGCAATAGAACACATACTTTGATGATTTATCTTAATGATGATTTTGAAGGTGGAGGCACGGATTTTCCTAATCTAGGAATTACAGTACAACCAGAGCAGGGTAAGGCTGTAGCCTGGCAAAATATGTCTGAGGGGGAATGTTTAGATTCTGCTATGCACGAGGGTATGCCTATAATAAAAGGTAAAAAATATATTATTACTTCTTGGTGGAGAGAAAATGTTTGGGATGGCGCTGCAGACTACGATGCTTATGCAAATAGAAAAAAAGTATATACTGACGCATCTCAAATACCAAGGTTTACTACTAATGGTTTTAAGGTTGTAAAATGCCCAGCGGAGACTTGGGATTTAATTAAAGATTCATACGAACTGTTGAAAGATAAAGTTGTTCGTGAAGAGTTTGACAGTAAAGATACATTTATACCTACTGGAGACAGTGAATTATTGTCTTTTGACAATATACCATCTATCAGGTCTTTAATACATAATCAGCTACAGCCTATTCATGAAGAATTTTGTGGAGCAAAAATAGAACCTAGCTTTGTATATGGTATACGTTCTTACACTAAGGGAGCAACACTCAAGCCTCATGTGGATAGAGTTGACACTCATCATATATCTTCTATTATTATAGTGGATAAAGATTTGAGATGTGGATGTCAAAACAAAGAGTTTGGAGATGATTGGCCTTTAGACATACAGGGACATGATGGAGAGTGGTATAAAGTGTATGCTCAACCAGGGGATATGATTCTATATGAATCTGCGGTATGTGAACACGGAAGAATTGAACCTTTTCAGGGGACTTATTTTAGAAACTTTTTTGTTCACTATAAATTAATATGATTACAATACCAGTTGCTGTAGCTGTAGATTATTTTAAACCTCAAGTGCTGTTTTTTCAATACCAGCATTTAGAGGTTTATGGAGATGACGCTAAAAACAAAGCGATTATCCCTATAATAAAATACAATCATTTTAATGAAAATAAAGTAGAGGATGTTGATTGGGATATGAAGTTGCCGTATAAGATGGTTGACTCGGTTTATGACTACATTAAAAGTGATAAACAATGGCATATACCAATTAATGTATTTACTGCTGCAAAGCAAATAATAGAAGACTTGCCTGATGATGAGGTTGTTGAAATAATAGATGCTGATTTGGTTCATTTAAAAAAACATCCTTCTATTTATGACCACATAAGCTATGATGTGGTTATAGCAGATTCAACATATGAAGATTGGCATATGCATATAGCTAATCCTGAAGGACAAAATAGAAGGGTTATAAGCGAGTATCTTACGCATAATGACGAAGGATATATGAATGGTGGTTTTAATGTGATAGGAAGAGTTAAAACCATTAAATCGATAATGGATGATATTATCTTATATTCCAAACTAGTAACCGAAAAAGAAAAAGGAAATCAACATTCTTGGTGGTGTGCTATGCATGGATTAAATATTGCGTGTCACAATAACAAGATAAGAATGCTAAATGAAAACAATTGTTATTATCCAAATATAAATCATTTGATGGATAGTCACTATATAGCGCATTATAGTTGTGACCCAGTTTTTGACAAACATAATATCCTTAGATTAGACACTAACACCTTTCCAGATAATTTATTTTATAACCAAGCAAAGAAATGGCTCGCTCAGTTGTAATAACAGGCCACACATCTAATGATTACACAAAAAAATTAATGCTTAACTGTATTAATTCTTTTAAACAGCAAGGGTTTAAAGTAATAGTAAGCGACCATATTTATCACAAAGAGATATTTGATATTACAGATGTTTATGTTGTGAATGAAAGCAATCCTATTTTAACGCCTAAAGATTATGAAACTTATAACTTAAACCATGTAAGTCACAGGATAGAAAATAGCATTGGATACAACACCTATACTCCATATGAAACTTTTGCGGCTTATTCTATATTGGAATTAGTTAAAAAAGGTTTTGAGTATGTAGAACAAGACAAGGCTTTGGTTATTAATTATGATTTTGTTTTAAAGAAACCTATAGAAGAATTGTTTGACAGAAGTGAAGAGGGCTTGTTCTTTAGATATCCTCATCCAAATAGCTTTTATAGTAGTCTTTATGTTATCAATAAGCGTTTATTGAGTAAGATTAACGATGTAAATAGCATAGATGATTACGCTAAAAATCTCAAATATTTAGAATGCTGGATGTATGACTTATATAAAGATGAAAACATATCTGTGATAGAGAATGGATATAGAGAATATTTTGATGGTGATTTGAATTATCGTTCTGGACATTTGAGATATGACCCTAATTTTTGGGAATTGCCAGACGGAAAGGTGCTTATGAAATTTGAAGATGAATCTTTTATCTATGAAAAAAGAAATCAATATGAATATATTAAAGACAAGAAAAAATTGGTTTTCAATTTAGATGACTTGCATTTCAAATGGCACAAGGCGTTTAAAATATAAAGCAATTTAATTCGTAAATTTGTACTTTAAGAAAATACTATGGCTGATAATTATACTTTAACATACAGCGAGTCTTCTAAAGGGTTTCCTTCTTTCTATTCTTATATTCCTGAATGGATGATAGGTATGAATAATTATTTTTATTCTTTTAAAGGAGGTAATATATACAGACACAATGTTAATGAGACTCGTAATAATTATTATGG